CGCTAGGGTCTATGTTCAAGGGTGCCTTATTTAGAACTGAGCTCCCAGAGGTATCTGTACCGGCACCAAATCCTGTAGTCTGTAAACTTGGTGGTTTAGCTTTAGACTGAAGTGCCTGTCTGATGATACGATCAACATATGGGCGTAAGTAGGTATTGATAGCTTTATTTGGGACACCATCAGCTACCGCTTTAGTAACGACATCCCCAGCCACTGTTACGGGGTCAGTTCCTAGGTTTAATCCTAGGGTGTTTAGTGCTTCCTCTAAAGGAGCTCTGTAAGGCTCTACTGATGAGTTCTCTTTGGCTTTCTTAGTTAAATCTGCGAGCACTCTCTGGTTGTCTGCGATGCCTCGAGAGATTGCTGGGGTTTCCAGCTGTGTGTTATTTAGCCCAGGTGAGTTTGCTGTGGTGCGTCTTCTGATTACGCCCTGTTTCTCAGCCATACTGACAACTTTTCGGATAACCGGGGAAAGCATGTCATTCTGAATAGTACCGCCTTCTCTGATTGACTTTTGGTACTCTTCAACTGCTTTTAAAAACTCTTGTTTCTGAAGATCGCTGTTTAAGCTTGTTTCATTCTCTGCTTTAACAATCTCAAGTAGATCTACAAGAACTACCGGAGTAATATCTATGAGTGGTTCAAAGTCTTGACGACCAAGGTCTGATTCCCTAACTCCTAAAGCTTGCTCTAGAACGTCTTGTGGGCTGCCTGGTGACGCTAGGTCTGCTTTTTCAAAGCTAGATTTAGCTGTTTCTCGTTTAGCTAAATCAACTCTAGATGTTTCTAATCTTTTGTTGAGGTCACCCAGGCGTTTGGTTCGTTGCTTGGTTTGCTGCTCAAGTTCCCTGGCTGCAATTACCGATGGGCCAGTTGCCGCATCTAAGGGGTCACCTTTTATGTTATCTTTTATGTATTTGTCTAAGACAGAATAAGTGCCGCGTTTCTTGTCAATATATCGACCCAGTGGTGGTAGTATTGCCTGGGGTATTAAACTTACACCTGCAGTTTGCGCGGCAGCCAGTCCGGTTATAATAGGCTTTAGCCTTGCGGTAGCTCCTGGGAAACCGGAGTCTTTACCGCCCACTCTTCCAAGTATCGAGAACTTATCTGTAAACTCTGACAGCCCACCTTGAAGGCCTTTGCCGTCTAGCTGTGTTAGTGCGTCTAGTTGCATTAGTGTACGGATTAAGTTTTGGCCTTCTTTGGTTTTACCAACAAGGGCTTCTAGAGCATCATAACTTTCACTAGCAACTTGCCCTTTTGCTTTGTTACGGCCTTCTGCCTTAGCAATTAGTGCTAACGTAATAAGGTCACGTTCTGCTTCAGTTTTTCCTTTTTTATTAAGTGGTCCACCTTTTGCGGTTAGCTCACCATAATAGCGATTCATAAATCCAACTAGCTTATTGTGCGTGTCATCAATTACAGTCTTCGCACCTTTTTTTGATTGTGGGTCGATATCCATTAGATCAAAAGGTACTTTGTCGAGGCCCCCCTCTTTTGCTATTTTATTAAGCTCTAAGGCTAAACTGGAATAGGCTTTGGTTTCATTAGTGGTTAAGTCTTCGTGCCCCTTAAGTTCACCGGTTAAGCTGCCATCTGTTGGGTCAGCAGTGTATGGTGATCTAATTGCGTTTTTAGTAAGTGATGCTCCAGCAATAACCGCCTCGCCAGGGGCAGTTCCAAACTCGGCTAAGAACTCTATCCAGGCATCGGAAGCGTCTACCTCTTCACCTATTGCAAGTTGACTAAATATCTCTCCGCCACCACCAGTGCCTGCTTGTATAAGTGAGCTTTTGGTTCCTGTCTTTGTTTTAGTCACAATCTTACTAAGTAAGCTTGGATCAACAGCTGCACCTTTATTTGCTTTAAAATACATTCGTGCGACAGATGCCTGGCCTAAGAGTTCGAAGGCAGCGACAACCAAGCCCTTGCCAAAACCTTTGCGGTTGGCTTCAGCCAATAGGTCGTGATTTCTAAGGACAGCTAGAGCGTCTTCTCTGGTCTCCATTGGAACACCTTGCTCTTGAAGATACGCCATAGCGGTTGGGCCAGCTTCTTGGCTAACAGCTCCAGTTGCCATAACTAGTGAACCATAGACTGGGTTTCTTGTGAGAAGTGTAGTGAATAGTGAGGCTGCCATTACTGGCCCACTTTCAATAGCAGTCTCAGCTATAAAAGCTGCTGCACCGGTTGGGTCTTCTCCAATTGATCTCCAGAATGTTTTGGTTCCATTCAAGAAACCTTTGAGGCCAGTCTCTTTGTTATCATCTTCTTTAATATTATCTGCGTGTACTTTTTGCCAATCTTGACCACTTATACTTGAGCCTATTGCAGCTTTTTCATCCGAGTGTCCTTTATAGTCTTGAAAACTTGTAATAGCATCTTTAAGTTTACCAGCTCCACTATCGTCTTGGTTCTTCTCCCACTCCGCAGTCATATTATTGTAGCGTTCTGTAAAATTAATTAGCTGACTATTGACGACACTGGTGACACCAATATCATCTGCACGTCCTTGGATGCCATTGAAGACATCTTGTGGTGTTTGCCAACTTGGGTCCCACTGCATTCCATATGTAGAACCAAATTGCTTATCAAACATACCTTTTAAGATGTCTTGTTTTGATCCTTGAGAACGATTGTAATCGCTCATTTTAGACCCAGACTTTATTAGATCAACTGTACTACCAAGCCCATGCAAACCGCGTTTGAGGGCATTAAATGCATTCCCAACACCAGAGACAATAGCTGGCTTTTTATCTGAGCCGGCGTATACGTTCTCTTTGTTTTGGTATGGGTTGGTCTCGCGTTCTCTGGCCTGTTTGAATTGGCTAACTGCAAAGTTAAAATCTGAAGTACCTTGAAGGGCCTCGTTATTTAGAATCCAATTACCTATTTCTTTTGAAGTTTTTGGCATCGATTGAGTTGCCTCCGTGAAATTGAATTATTTAATTATTGTCTAGTAAAGTATTTAGCCTGATCCTCGCCGCTTCATCTTTAGCAGACAAACCACTTTCACTACTAGTACCACCACGAGTTGGCATCTTATAATTGTGATTAAGTGCACCAGTCTTTGGGTCCCCATGTATGACAGTATTGTAATGATACTGAAGCTTCCTAAGATTGTACTCGAGATCCTCTGGCCTATTACCCTGCCGTAAGTCAGCCCAGACGGCCTGTAGTAAGCCAATTTCAAGGTTAGAAACTTGTCCAAGAGCACCACCAGTTGGTGATTTTGCTCTCATATCTGCTAATTTATCAAAACCAATATTGGCTTTTATCATATTTAGAAAACTGTCTAAGCGATACGCATTGGTTGTGGGAATTCCCTTGGTCATTGCCCCAACTATACCAGTTGCATTATTGAGATTTTCGAAGGGCATCCAGGTGTCTTTTTGGTCATCAATGACTATCTCTAGTGCTCTTTCAATCTCGTCATTAACGGCTACACCAGCATTAGGGTCAGCTGGCTGCGTCCTTGCGCTCTTAGCGTTCATTTTATCTAAAGCTGTTTGGGCTTTCATCTCCGTGTTGTATCTATCGAGGGCGTTGGCCCGGTTAGCATCTTGAATATTACCATACGCATCTGTAGCTGCACTATAAGCCGACAAACCACCTTGTTGAGCTCCGCCCATCATTGCTCCGCCCGTTCGTATCATCATCTCATTGAAACCAATTTGGTCATCTGGTCGAGTGAGGGCTGAGCCTCGAGCGTTTGAGGTGTTGATAGTTCCAACTTGTGGGGAAAAGCTGTTTGCATCTGGTATAGTAAGTACTGGCTTCGTCTCAAGGGAACTATTGTCTTGGACATTTAAAACAGGGGGTGGTTGTTTGTCCACTGTCCCTGCTAAAGCTCCGCCATTCTTCCAGTCTTGCCACCATCCTATTGGGTTTAAAGCTCCAGCCATTTTACCTACTCCTCCACCAATCTTGGACTTTTCCACCTGTTCCCCAGCCTGACATCATCCCACCTAAAGTAGCAGCTCCAGTATTCGTCATATTGGCTTCTGCTTTTGCTGGTGAATATTGTGCGTTAGATAGGATGCCTGAGGAGAAGTCCTTGTTAGCGTTCTGGTTCCAAAACATATCTTCGTCATAGCGACGTTTCTGGTCGTTCATCTTAGCTTGGTCATATCCTGATAGACCTTCTCCAGCTCCCACGCCGTAGGCCATAGAGTCACCAATCTGACCAAATGACCTCCCATAGGCATTTCCCATGCCGCTATTTGCGGTGAACGCATTCTGGGTGTCCTGGTTAGCTTGGTTTGTGTACTGGTTCATAAGCTGGTTATTAATTCCCGCTGTCATGTCAGCCTGGCGATCATTGAAGCCCCGGTTGGCAATTGCTCCGGCCATCATAGCTCGAGTGTTGTTGGTGTTGCCTGTCCCGGATGCACCCTGATCAATACCAGTGAGGGTTTGTTCCTCTAGCTGGCGTCTTGGGTCACGCATAGCAGCGTCGACCATCCCACCTGAGTTCGCTGTGGCGTACTTCTGAGCGTCGGCCAGGGTAGTTCCACTGGAGGCTTTGTTGTACATGTCCTGGTAGTTACCAGCGTAGCCTTTGGTGCTGTCCATCATACCGAAAGAGTTGTCCATCATGCCGGGGACCCTGCCACCCATGTTGTTATAGGCATTGGTTGCGTAGGGGTTAGGCCCTGCGTAGGTGTCTCCACTGTAAGCACCACCAGCTTTAATCTTTTCAAGCTCTGTCTTGCCATCCGCATACATATCTTTGATGTACGGTTTCGACATCTCCCAGGGTTCGCGGTTTAGTTTATTCTGCTCGTCTTTATAACGGCGGTCGTCTTTGGCACCCTTGTTTGCCATGACCCCACCTATAACTGCACCTGCAATTTGACCCCACATATGAGTATTCCTTTTCTTAAAGTATTAAACTGCGACCCAAGCTGAGCCGTTGTAGACGACCAGTCCTTCAGCATTATTGCTTAAGGGGTTCCACGGAAGTGTGGAAAAGCGCACCATGCCTCGTTTTGGTTTGGCTGGTGCCTGGTCTGTTGTTTGGACTGATCCATCGGTTAAACTGCGTATTGAGGCTTCAATGCCCTGAAGTTCGCCCTGGATGAATGTTTGTATGCTCTCTTCTAATTCTGGGATGTAACGACGGATGTACTGCTTTATGAGTAGGTCGCTATTTTCGTTAACTGCCATTGCGTGGTTACCTTTTGCCCATTGCATAGATCTCAACATCAAAACTTGAGAAGGAGAAATCTTTGTCGGTGGGTACTTCAAGCTTATACGAGAGGTATCTCCCGCTCTCTCTGGTATCCAGCTTATACCCGGTAGAGATATTGAGAACTTGAGCTGCACTATACGTTGGTAGAGTACTCGGGAGCTGGGATGCTCCAAAGGTAAAGGAGAAGTCCTTGTTGGAGTTTGCTGTCTCGATCTGAGGGGATATCTTACTGATGGTCTTGTACCCAGTTAAGGGGAGCTGAGATTCGTCTAAGTCTATACCTATGCGCTCGAGCTTTGTAGGCTTAGTCGCTGTTGTATCCATAGGGAACGTCAGTGACCCATTGTCAAACAAATCGACACCCCACAGTTTATTAGAGGCAATGCCATTGGGAGTATCTGTCCTTCCAGCCATCAAGAGGTGCTGGTCATACCCGGCTTCCTGGGAATAATAGGTACCCCCCACGACAGCGTATGTCTGGGTAGCGTTAGCGAAGGTACTCACCGAGGATACGTTAGCTGAGGTGGCATCGTATACATTAGGCAGATCCATGAAGGACCAAGTGTTGCTTCTGTAGTTATACACGGCAGCTCTGTTGCATCCGGTAGTATTAGTGAAGGAGACCATGTCGTCCCCGGAGACGTAGCAGAAGTAAACCTCCTCTAGATCCTTGTTGTGTGCAACGAAGCACCTGTCCGTATTGGAGTTATTCAAGGATGCAAAGATGTAGTCTTTGACACGTTGGTCAACTATGGAAGTTCTCGAGATACCATCGTTAATGTAGATGTCGTTTGTAT